CATCCAGGCATTTCGCTGTAAGCCGACATTGTTCCTCCTCCTATCCAGGTTTGCGGGAGGGCAGGAGGGATAGGCAACCTGCCCCGGCCCGCAAAGAATACCGGGAGCGACCCGGCAGAATCGATTTTACCCCTAGGAGCCCACACATGAGCGACCACTACGAACTGATCGGACAGACGGTGGTGCCGGTGGGCCTCGCTTTTTGCGCGTTAGTCGGCTTCCTGGTTGGCGTCGATGCGAAAGCTGCAACTGGCGGGCATGAAGGTTCCGCTGCATTTCGTGCGGTGGCGTTTGTCGAAAACGTCGAAATAGCAAATCTCCGCCTCGAAACGCAAATTTCCCTCTTCCAGTTCGACTCCTGGCAGCAGCAGTCTACTGCTGATCTCCACACGATTGCCTCGCGTTCTCCCAAAGTTCTTGAGCACGAGTTTGACTTGTGTATGCCCTGTGAACTGAGGATGGGTGGATATCGCCGCTCTCTTGACGAGGATGTCAGCTCGCTCCGTCAGATGAAGCGCGCGTTCTGCCAATTCCGCGCTCCTCTTTGCCGCAATTGCTCCAGCCGTGGCAGCGCTGGCCGCTTCCCGGGTCGCCTCCAAGCCGATGCGGGCAATTTGAGCCTGCTCCTTTATCGCGTTCAGGGTTTTGATCGCGAGCCGGCTTCCTATGATGCCAACCCCTACGAGGGCCCAATTCGACCAATTGATCCCCGAATCCGGGGTTTCGGTGGGACGTTGATGTATTTCAGCGGCTGTTTTCTGTATTACCGGAGCCTCGATCAATGGAGTAGATGGGGTCGCGTCCGCCGCAGGCTGGCGTCCGGATTTGGAACTGCCGGGATGGCCTTGGGGCTGATCATTTTTCTCAATCCGATGGGGTGGTGGTACCTGGGACGATGACACCGACAAAGCAAGACACACGAATATCAGGGTTTTCAAGATGCTCCTCCTGTGAAGGATCGCGGGAGAGCGGGGGTCACAGGTTCCCCGCCCAGGTCCGCGTACAACGTGCCGGGAGCTACCCGGCAGAATCGATTCTAACCCCGGAGGAACTGTAAATGTGCCCAGCCTGCACCGCTAAGCGCGTCCACGCGCCCGAAGACTGGAAACTGCACCCCTGCGCCGGCCACGGGTACGCGAGCGGCCAGGGCTGGACGCATCCTGACCTTGCGCACGGGACGCAAGCCGGCGCCGCGGCCTCGTTACGCTCGGGGGAGGGTGGCGACGGTACGGCGCCGGTGGGAGGAGGGAAACCGTGAAGCCCCGCTGCGATTGTCTGGCATGCCAGCGCAGACGGGCTGCTCAGAACCGCTGGCTCAACAAAGAACCAGGACGGAAGCAAGCGCACATGAAACGCTCGAATGAGATTCGAGCGAAACGCCGGGCGGAATCCCGGCAGGTACCGGACGAGGAATTGGATCGACGCGCATTGCAATCGTGGAGACCCGAATGGAATTAATAAACCACCCTGCCACTACGTTGCGGTTTATCGCTACCGGGAGTTATCGGTACCCAATGCCTCCCGATCTTATTAACGCGCTCCGTGAGGCCATCATCCAGCACATGAACGCTTACGGGGTGACGGACATTCAGGTAGAGGGTAGGCACTTGCTTCTGGAGTGCCAGACGGTCGATGAGCCCGCCCCCGCGACAGGGACTGTTGGGCGCACGCCAGAGTGGCGTGAGAATCTTGGGAACCTATGATCCGCCTGGCGATCCGCGGCTATGCCGCCGGCGTGGTGCAGTTCGAGTACAGGCTCGAGTCGGACGAGAACGGACTGAAGCAGTTGCTCCCAGGTCTGGCCGAAAAACACGGTCTTGCCTTGGCCGAGCATCGCCTCCACATGATCGAAATTGAGTTCCTGGATGAGCCTAACCCTAACGAGCGGTTCTTTCGGTTCGGGAGCGACCCGTCTGGCATGGTGATGCCGATTATGGTGATTCTGGCGAAAGAGGACTTATGAAAGTGCTGCGGATCTCCTACCGGATCGGGACCGAGGACAAGACGGTCGATTACACTGCGGGCGAGGTGGCGCCCCTGGTGGAGCGGCTGCTGGGGGCCGAGGGCTTGTCGATGGCGACGGTGTCACTCATCCTGCGGTTGGTGTCGACGCTCGAGGAATTGGCGCTCCATCAGGAGCAGGGATTTATGATGCATTCGATAGAATGGCGGCCAGAATGAAATACACCGCAAAGGGCGACACGATCAAGCTCGAGATGTCGCGCAACGATTACGACCAGTTGATCCTGATCCTGGGCTATGCCACCGGCGCCGCCAGCCGGACCGGCGATAAGTGGACGTTCTACGCCTGGATCGATTTTGTGAACCGATTGAACACCGGCAACCCGAACTTCATTCCCTACGAAATCCCCGAAGAATTCAAGGCACATGCCCATCGCCCCTGAGTTCCGCCAGCATTACGGCCACCTGTGGCGCACCGAGATCCGCCCGCGCGTCCTGAAGCGCGCGCACGAGGAATGCGAGTGTTGCCGCAAGCCGCTCCACGCCTGGATCTTCACCTACACCTGGCAGTCGCGTGACCCGCAGTTCGGCGGCCGGCGCCGCTACCACATGATCTGGATCCGCGAAGGCTCGAAGGTGTGGCGCAACCAGTACGGGTGGCCCTGCTCGCCGCTATCCGCCCGCGGATTGCCGCGCAAGATCCGGGTTAAGCTCACGATCGCCCACGCGGATAACAATCCGGCGAACATGGACGACTTGAATCTTCGGTGCTGGTGCACCTGGTGCCACCTCCACCACGACCAACCGCACCACAAAGAAAGCCGCCGGGCGCGCAAGGACCGCGGCCGGCCGCTGCTGGAGACGCCATGAGTTGGGAAGCATGGGGTAGCGGCCCGGAGCCGTTCGATATTGACCGACTTTACCAGCGTGGTTGGGAATCGGATGCGGACTGTGAGAAGTGGTGGAAGGCGGAAGAGCCAGAGAAGGTCTACACGTTCGATGAAGCGATCAAAGCCTATGAGGACTGGCTATATGACGAGTGAACTATGGAAGTGGTAATGATTGCGATCATCGCGATCGTGCTGGTACTTCTGGTGATCGACGTCGCCAGGCAGGACCGACGCGGGAGAAAAGGTTGACGATAGCCGAGTACGCGATTGCCCGGGTTAAGGCCCAGTTGGAAGTGACGGCCGCCGAAAGAGAACTCAAGCCGCGGGAGCAGGGTCTACTGGAACTGCTCACGCCTGTAGTGGAAGAGTACGAGGCTAGGCCGTCGGAGTGGGCCCGTTAGAACAGTACGAGGGCTGGGATAGTCCAACGTCCATTTGGGCGCTATGATGCCTGAATGACCACATTCCTTAGTTGGTCTGGGGAAACCAGCCGTTCATTCGCTGATGAATTCAAGCCGTGGTTAGAAACGGTGCTCCCGGGCTCGGAAGTCTGGGTGTCCAGTCAAGACCTCGACAAGGGGACCATTTGGTTCACAGAAATCATCAGCAAATTACAAACTTCGGACACAGGGGTTATCTGCATCACCAGGGAGAACCGGCTTGCTCCGTGGCTGCACTTCGAAGCCGGCGCACTCATCAAAGGGATGGGGCGCCATCGCGTCGGCACGATCCTGCTTGATCTCGACTTCGGCGACCTGCAACAGCCGCTCAACCAGTTCAACGGGACCCGAGTGAATCGTCTCGGACTGTGGCAGTTGGTGAAATCACTCAACAACATGTCCGACAGGCGGATTATGGATCGGGTGCTGGAACGGACCTTTGACAAGTTCTGGCCGGAGTTGGAGTCGGCCTACAAACTTCTATTCCCCGACTCGCACGCCGCGTCGCGCGATCTGCTCAACCCCGTTCACATTGCGCCCGTTCCCTCAACATCTGGCGGAATACTTCTCGGGCAGCCCGCGAGCAAAACGAAACGCAGCCAGAAAGGCGACTCCGGGGCGAAGCGTCAACCCAGGTTATTCAACGGCGACGACGATACCTAAGGCTAACTACGATGACCAAGATCCGCCCCGATTCGCCCGTCGTAAGGCAAACTGACGTGTACGAGCGCACAGACGCGCTGATCGTCTCGCTGGAACCCCGATGCCTCACCATCCGCCTGAAAGGCCGCCGTGAGGCTCACACCGTCGACTACGGGGCAATCCTCGACCTGGCCAGGAAGCTCGCGTACCGGCGAGGCCTGCAGAGGGGCGCATGAGGCGTAGCGAAGTGAATCTGGAATGCCCTCATTGTGGGAAGCAGATCACGTCATTTGAGCCGCAGAAACGCGCTATGGCAGGCAAACGAAAGCCGGGGTGGAGACGGCAATCAGTTGAGACTTTGCCACTTGGCGTGCGTGGGCGGAACCTTCTCATACGGTTAGGAATTAAAACTCTAGGTGAATTGGTGCAGTATACAGAGCAGGATCTAATCCGCAACAAAGACTTCGGCAGAATATCGTTGAAGGAACTACGCTTAGTTCTTGCTGGGATGAACCTTTCGCTTGCTGGCCGACCAATGGATCTCGACCACCCCGCCCGACCCTGCGAGCCGGTCCAATGAGACGCCCCCCCGCCCGCGCCACGCAGCCCGCACCGCGCCGCGGGCGGCCTCTGAAGGCCCCTGCGCCCACCGCGCATTTCCCTACCAGGATTGAGGGACCGAAACCCGCGGAGGTCGCCGTTTCCGTCGACCGCCAGCAGAGGGCGATGGTCGACGAGTACGGCGAGCTGGACCGCCGCATGCAAATGCAGGCGCCCGATACGGCCCGCTACGACGTGCTGAAGCGCGCCATAAAATCCTGGTTCGACCGCATGCCGGCGGATGCCGATGGCATCGTCGAAGGCCGCGTCTACCGCCTGCACCTCTCGGCGCGGGAACGCGAGCGCCGGGTGCGCAGCATGCGCGACCTGGTCGCCGTGATCGGCCTCGAGAAGTTTTTGGAGTTGGCGAGCGTGCCGATCGGGGTGCTCGAGGATCTACTGGGCAAGACGCGCGCAGCGGGACTCGTGATCGAGGCGCGCACCGGGTCGCGGCGGATTAAGGCCGTGCCGAAGCGGGCGGCGGGGAAGGATTGAAATTGTTATTCGACGAATTGGTGGAGCTTTATTGCCGGTACAACCATGAAATTTGGTCTGAGGAGTCTAAGGATTCTTTCTATGCAAATATTGAGGCCCACAATCAACTGGGATTTGCAATCCTGGAGATCCTTGCGCCCAAGACCGTGGGTGACGTGATGAGGCTTCCAGTCGGTGTCCTGCGAAGGGACGGGCTCGTCTACTTGATCAAGAGGGACGCTTCCGATGCATATGACTGCATTGATGGATTCATTGACGAAGTGTATGAAGAGATCGATTTGTCCATCACGCCGGCGCAGTACAACTTCGATGGATTGAAACTGTGCGAGTGGATCGATGAGACATTTCCCCGCGTTATCGAAAGCACCGCAACAGCGCCGCCGCCAGGATCAGATTGACCAGGATCGATAGCATGAGCAGACGCCGGTAGCGCATGACTTCGCGGTACGGCGTCCACGCCCGCTCCTTGAACATTTCCTTATCATCGTTCATCGATCGCCCAGCGTCCAAGCCACCAGCATGACCAGGATGAAAAGTACCAGGCCGGGCCAGCCGCCGGCGATCGCGCGCACGTAGGCTTTCATGCTTCGCCTTCCCATCCGATGCCAACCTGGCGCAGCCACTCACAGTCCGCGGCATCGAAGCGGCGCTCGAGATGCCACTCCACCAGAGCCTCGATGTAAGCCTCGAGGCTGGTGAAGGATTCGAGGCGCGGCTTAGGCCGCATTGCGGCCTCCCTGCCCTTTACTGGCATTTATGTAGGCGGTCACGACAAATGAACGAACGTCATCGGCCTTCACTGCGTTGCCGTGCAGATCAGAGGCGTGCCGCAGCACCTGAGCAAACACATCCACGAGAGCCGTAGTCTCCATGATCAAACGCGACGAGAACTCCGCAACCGCGGGCGCGAGGCGTTCGGCGGCCGCCGGCCGCGCAGGCGCCGTCGCCTGGACCGCGGGACGCGCGGGCGGCGCCATGATCGCGAGCGTGCCGTCGCCCAGTTCGCCCACCGTCTGCGCCTTGCGGCGCTGCACCATGTCGATCGAGGCCCGCAGCTGCTCCTCGAGCGTGGGCGAAGGCGCTGCCTCGCCGGCGACTTCGCCGGGTTCGTAGTACAACTGCTTGGGCAGGTTGCTCTTGAACGGCGCCGCGGGACGTGCGGGCCGCGGCGCGGCTTCCTGCTGCGCGGACATGCGCTCGCGCGAGACGGCGAACTCGGTGATGCGGTTGTTCTTGCGCTTGCAGATCCAGAAGCACTCGCCCTTCTCGAGGTGCAATGCGGCGATCCGCGCCGAGGTCAGCGGCGTGACGTACATGACGCGGCCGTCCGTCGTGCTGAACATGTGGCGGTCGTCGCCGTTCTCGAACTGCGACGGGAAGATGCGGGGTTCGGTGAAGCGCAGCGCGCACTCCACCGGGACGTTGAAATCGAACTTGATGATCTCGGACATGTTAGTTGATCTCCTTGGATGAGAACTCGTCGTTGTATTCGGGGAAGGTCAGGAACTCGCGTTCGCAGGCGTCCGAGCAGTAGATGGAATTCCACCGCGCAGCCTTCGTCTGGCAGTTGCAGCAAGTTCTTGGCGCAGCGATGCGCCCGGCGGAGGAAAAAGACGCCATGAAGGCGCCCGCGGGAATGCCTTTGCGGGCTGCCATTATGCGGCCCTCCGATCGTGAACGATGCAGCCGCGGTTGTCGTATTCGTCAACCGCGGTGCGGCGGCAGGAGCATTCCCGCGCCCATTCTTCTTCGGCGAGTTGCGCTTCGCACTCGCGGATGCAAGCGGGGCACGCGAACACGTCCCAGTCGGGCTGATAGGTGCGCGCATCGGCGTCAACTTCTTCGCCGCAGCAGTCGCACTCGGTCTGCTCGTTCATTGCGGGCGCGAAGTCGCGCCCTTCTTCTGCGTCTATGTAATCGATGAGTTCCAGTTCCATGTTGTTTTCTCCGGGTTAAAGCCCCTCGGCTCTAAAACCAGAATAGCGTAGCGCTACGCTATGAGTCAAGCGAATTTGCAAAATATTTTGCGAAGCGGTAGGCTTATTAAAGAATGGAAGATCAGAAGCCAAATATTGATGAGCGTTTAGCGGCTCTGGCGCAGAGCCTGGAACTGCTAACACATGACATTCACGAGATGCAGGAGAGTCAAAAGAGGCTTGATGCACGCGAGCGCCTGGCGCGCGGCGCGTTGTTAACGGGTATTGTGGCCTATCTGCAAGCGCTCGGAGGCGAGAATGGCGAAGCGTAAAAACTCGGCGGCGGTTGCGTTAGGCAAACGCGGCGGGAAAGCTCGCGCGAAGAAGCTCACCCCCGAGCAGCGCAGCGAGAGCGCGCGCAAGGCGGGCCTGGCCGGGGGCCGGGGGCGGAAGAAGGCGGAATGAACACGGGTGCCTATGGAGCGACTGCTATTGCGAATGTTTCAGCGACAGGTCCTGTTGCAGTGTAAGTTCGTGCAAATGGCCGCGGCCCAGTTGAACGATAGCCTGCGAGAACGGAATTCAGAAGCAACATTCTACGCCCTGCAAAATCTCTTGAACGCGGCGGCTAACATCTCAAAGGTACTTTGGGGGCAGAGCGGTAGATTGACAAGTGAGCGGAAAGCGGTCCGCGACAGCATAGGGATTCAGGACGATTCTCCATTTCAAACAGTAACGATGCGCAATAACTACGAGCATTTCGACGACAGAATTGATACGTGGTGGCAGCAGTCGAAGCGACATAATGCGGCTGATTGTAATATCATGCCTCGTGCAGAAATACGCGGCATCGATGATATCGACCGCTTCAGGGCTTTTGACCCCGTGACGAATGACTTGTCCTTCTGGGGTCAGGATTTCAATGTGCAGGAACTCATAGACGAAGTCCAACGGATTTTCCCGAAGCTAAAAGAAGAAGCAAGTAAACCTCATTGGGTGACATAGCCTCAAGGATTTTCGGCATCGGCCACTGGCAAGCTCCCGGATGCGGCCAGGGCGGGATAATCACACCGCAGTGCTCGCCGTGGTTGATCATCCACTCCCGCATGAGTTCTTCCTGTAGCTTATGGTTCTGCTCCAGGATCATCTCGTGTGAATCAGTAGAAGTAGCCATCGACTCCGATCATAAGGCAAAATAGCGCCATATATGCCCGCGAAGAAATCAACACCGTCCCGTGTGGCCGTCTTCCTCGAGGCCTACGCCGGCACCGGCAGCGTGACCGCCGCGGCCAAGGCCGCGGGGATCAGCCGGGAAGCACACTACAAACGACTGGAGACGGACGCTGAATATCGGAAGAGATTCGAGGCAATGGCGGATCGCGCCGGCCAGCACCTGGAAGACATCCTCATGGATCGCGCCTGCAACGGCGTCAAGCGGCAACTCCACTGGCGCGGTAAGGCAATGAAGACCCGCGACGGACACCTGGTCTATGAGATCGAGTACGACAACCAGCTAGGTGTCACACTGGCGAAACGATTCCGGCCGAAGCTCTACCGTGAGCATGTCATCCAGGAACATACCGGCAGCATCAACCTGGTCGAGCGGCTCGAGGCGGCCCGCGCGCGACTGATCGCGGTGAAGCGCGAGGAAGGTGATAAAGCGAGCTAATGTCGGTCGTGTTGAAGGTCCGCATTGGTCAAAAGATCCTCCGGTTTCGCCGCGGAAACTACGTTAATCGTCGGGTGATTCCATTCATTGAACGCGGCCCTTGCGGTTGCTGGCTCGCGTCCTGGCGTTGGGGTCAAATCGGATGGGAACTGGCGCGTTGGACGGAGTGATACGGCGTTCTCCAATCAAACCCGCGCCAAACCCCTGCGTTTATTGGTCGCTGTCGCAAAACAGTGGTGTTTTTCAGGCGGTTTTTGTGTAATCTGTAACCCGCTGGACGTGCGCGAAGCGCACAATTTGCGGAATGCTCACAGTCTTCGGATTGTTGACAATTTGAGACAAACAGGTTGTGTTTGTCTATTATGAAATTTCAACGCTATGAAATTTCAACGCCACGATCGGATCTTGTTGAACCGCGCATCGCTCGCGGCCGCGGTCAACTGCGCGTAAATCATCGTGTTCTGAATGTTCTTGTGGCCGAGGTGATCCTTCACGTGCGCGATATCGAGTTCGTGCTCGCTCAGAAGCGACGTCGCGCAAGTGTGCCGCAGCGCGTGGAAGTGCCGCTTGTCTTCTGGAATGCCGGCCTTCTTGCCGTAGAACTGCACCAGTTCATGAATCCTCTTACGTGAGATCGGTTTGTCTTTGCGGGAGGGAAAGATCGGGCCTGGCGCAGTGCCGCGTTTCTTGATCCAGCGGCGCAGAGCTTCCGCGGCCGCCGGCACGATCCGCGTCTCGCCGCTGATGGAGTTCTTCAGCCGGTGGATCATGAGCCGGTCGTTTTCCATCCTGGCGGCTGGCATCCAGTCTGTCATCTCGAGCATGCCGATCTCGCTCACACGCAGGCCGTGATGGTAGCCGAGGCGGAAGATCGCATAATCCCGCGGGCTCTTGAAACAGGCCGCCAGAAGCGCCCGTATCTCGTTTGCAATCATATACTTAAGGCGAGGTTTCGGGCGTTTATCTAACCGGACAGAATAGTTATTGTGTCCGGTAAGGTCATCTGAAACCCCTGTATTTACTGGGGTATCGGCCTTTTTGCCCTTTCGTTCGGGGAATTGTTTTGTCCGGTAAAGATTCGCCATAACCACTACCAGTAATACACCCATGCAATGCCGTGTGCATCGTTATATCCGGTAACGGACGACGTCGATCCCGCTACCACGCGGGGTAGCTCACCAGGTGAGCCTGAGTCCGAACGCAGACGCAGAAAAAGCGGGGCGCCGTCGTGGCGCCCCGTGTTAGAAGGAGAAGGCGGGCTAGCGGGTGGGTTTGGCGCTGCGCAGTTGGCGCACGCGGTCGATGATTTGCGGGATCTCGGATGGCGCAACCGCGCCTTCGATCTTCAGCGAACGCCCCAAGGCGTCGAGGAAGCGGAGCGCGTCGGGTTTGTCCGGCAGGCTTGCGAGGTCACTGAGTGAAAGGTCCGCTTCCGCGGCGAGCTTCTGCGCGAGCGCATCGACGCGCAGCTCCGACGCCGTTGGCGCCGGCGGTCCCGCTTCCTTCGGCGGCGGCGTGTCGCGCCAGGCCTCGGGTATCTTGGGTTCCAGGTTGGCGCGGATCGCCGCGATGTTTTCGGGCGTCGGTGGTCGCACGCGGGCCTGATCGGCGATGATCCGCCATTCGGTATCGCCGAAGTTTGCGACCATCTCGGGCGGAATCTTGTTCCGCACGATGAAATCGGTGAGCGTGTCCGGTCGCATCGACTCTTCCATCTGCGCCGCAATGTCGGCCGCCGTGGCGTTGCGCGACATAGGCGACGTTTCCGCGGGCGGTGCGGGTGGGCGAGCGGCAGCGGGCGCGGGCTCGGGTGGTGCTGCGGGCGCCGGCGCGGGCGGTGGGGCTTCTGCCGGCTGGTATGGGAAATGCCCGCCGCGCGGCTGTTGTGCATCGGCGGGTGGTGTGGCCTCTGCAGGCTCGTATTGGAAATGCCCGCCGCGCGGCTGCTCCGGGGGGCCAGCCCTCTCCGCCGCGATGCGATTCTTAACCGCTTCTGCGGTATTCCAGACCTTCCGGTATTTCTCGGGGATCGCAGCGCGGGTTGTCTTCACGACTTCCGGGTCCGTCACGACCCGCCGAATAGTTCCCCCTGCGTCCGCCGTTTTCTGGACGCCCTTGATGAGGCCTCCGAGTACGACCATGCCCGCCACGTCGCCCGCCGCACCCGCCACGTTGCCGTGTGTGGCCTTGTAGACAGTGGATGCGCCGGGGATGTTCTGTAGGATGATTTCCTTGGCGAACTGGCGTTTTTGTTCGGGTGTGCCGGATTGCTGCAATTCGTCTGCCCGCTTGCGCTGCGCCGTACCCTCCTTGGCGTACTCTCCGCTTAAGAGCGATTGCACGATGGAGACGGGCGATTTGACGACGTTCCAGACCGAATCGAGAAAGCCTTCGTCCTTCAGGTGGTCGCGCACGGACCGGTCGGGATGCTCGGGCGAATAGTCGTCGAAATTGGGGACCTTGCCAGTTACCGTGATCGCCTTCGGCTTGTAATCGTCGAAGCTCGGGATTCCGCCAGACGCCATTATTTCCCCTTCTGCTGCTCAGCAATCGCTGCTTGCGCCTTCGCTATGTCGCCGCCAAAATAGTCATCGGCGTAAGACTTCAATTTTGGATCGGTGGCCTTCGGCAAACCGCCCGCGGGTTTCGCCGTGCTGTAATCGATCACCACGTTGCGCGGGTCCATGCCGCCGCGCTGCGCGATGCCGGTGTACATGTCCTTCGTCTTCAGGTAGTCCGCGTTATACTGCTCGTGGATTTTCTCGGCCTGCGCGACGAAATCCTTGCGCACACTGGGGTCGAGACGTTCACCGTTGACAGCCTTGTTGTACATGGCCCGAACCCGTTCAGGAATTCCGCCGGCATTCTGCGCCGTCGCGAATTCGCCCTCCCGCACGGTGGAACCGGGATCCTGGAGTTTCATGAAACCGTAGACCAGGCCGATATCGCCGGCCGCGGAAGCGGACTTCGCAGCGCCCACAATCTTGTTGTATGCGTTGCGGATAGTGACGTATTCCTTGGTGTCGCGGGCGTAGTCGTCGCGCAGTTTCGCTTCGTTCGCGATGTTCTGGTTCGGCGTGACGATATTGTTCGTCGCCGCGCCCGCTCGCTTAAGGCCTTCGTGTTTTTCCAGGCCCGCTGCCGCTCGCGCCTTATCGGCAGCGCTGCGGTTGGGATCGTTCATGATCGCGATCAGGCCGCCAGGATCCGTCCAGAGTTGCGCCTCGGCCTGCGCCTTCTGCTGCGGCGTGATCGGCTGCGTGCCGGCCGCTTCCTGCTCTGCCTTGGTCGCGCCCGCAGTCGCAGTGCGCAGTTCGAATGGAGCCTTCGCCTTCTTCCGCTCCTCTTCCGCCACCTTATCTGCCAACTCCTGGCGCGCGGCGTAGTCCAGCGATTC